CTGAACCGCTCGGCGTGAAGCGGAGCTCCGGATCTCCGGTGAGGTTGCCGATGATGTTGAGGGTTGTTTCGCCTGCCATGGTGTTTACGCTGCTTTCTGACTGTTGATGATGTTGTGTTGCGAATCTGTGTAATTCCCTGCGTCGTCCAGGTAGACGAACCGTGCAAGCTTGGGGATGAATACGGGCTGGGACTCGATCTCGTAGTCTGTGCGAAGCTTCCAGCCTTTCGTCCGAGCATCCTCAGCCAAGTCGGGGTCTGACTCCACATCCGTGTTCCAGGTGGCACAGACCAGCAGCCCGTTCGCTACCCGGTTGCGGGACTTCACACCGCCGTGCCCGCGGCCCTTGCGGTGGTGGTGGATCAGGTCGCCCACACAGGGGCCGCCGGCGCCGTGGATGACGCAGCCAAGGTCCCTTGCGGAGATCGCGATCTTCTGGGCCCTGTTGAACCCGTTCACAGCAGACTCCTTTCGCAAGGCCAGTGGGATCCGCGGCGCTTGGTAGGTTTACCGCAGACCATGCAGGAGTGCCGGATGAGCCAGCCAATCAGTGCCCGCATCATGCGGCCGGTTCTTCCACGACGTCGTCAGCCTTGGACACGATGAGGTCATGGACGCCGGCGATGTGCTCCACCTTGTGCTCGTCCGCCTCCAGCGCCTTGCCGAGGTCCGTTGACTTCGGCAAGTACGGGGCGAGAGCGCGGATCCCGGACTTGCGGGCCATCTCTTCCTCATTCGTTCCCCACGGGGTTTTCTCCCAGCGGTCCGGCCGGCGTTCGATGACCTTATCCTTGGGCAGGTACGCCCACACAGTGCCGGCGCCCTTGATCTTGGCGATGGCCACCACGCCGGTCCACTCGCGCTTCTCCTCATAGTCGGCGGGGGACCAGTCGAAGAACCGGCCGCGCTCACTATTGGCGCCGTGGTCGAACTTGTCACCCTTACGTACGAGGAACGATTCGATCTTCTCGATACGGCCGGACCGGTAGGCGAGTTCGATGTACCCCTGGTAGCCGATGATCGGCAGGCAGGTCCACGTCTTGACCCAGTTGTCGCCTTCCTTCTTGGACACCTGACGGGGTGTCAGGTAGAAGTGGCCGAGAGCGGGGCCGATCTCCAGTTTGAGCTGCGCGGCGAGCATGATGCCACCCAGCAGGGATGAGGGCGTGGCCTGCTGGAGCTGAGGGGATGCGGACACGCTGGAGATAGCGGCGCGGACGAAAGCGGCAGAGTTCATGGCCCCGGCGAGCTGCGCTTCGATGGCGGGCTGCTGTGCCTGCACAAGGTCGCGGGCGGTCGGGTTCTTCTTCTGCTCGACAGCTTTGACGGCGGTTGCTTCTGCGAGCGGGCTAGTCATTGTCCTTGGCTTTCTTCCGGAGGAACGTGCGGGTTGGTGCGCCGGTCTTCAGGTACTTGGGATACAGGTCCGGGTGGTCGTTCTGGAATGCTTTGTCGTCAAACCTGGTGGTTCCCTTGCGCGGCCGCCAGGTGAACAAGGTCTGCCCTTGGTGGGTGAGTTCGACAGCGTCCTGCATGGCGATCTGGAGTTGGAGCTTGACGGCGTCTAGCTTGCCGTTGATCTCGACCGCTTCGGCCTGCATCAGCCCGTACGCTCCCCAGAGGTCGTAGAGCGGTTCGCCGCCCTCAACTTTCACGTCCGGGTCGCCGGACCAGAGGAGGGCCGCGTCGTCCAAGGTGATGGGTTCCGGGGCGACGCCGGCCAGGATGTTGCCCTCCCAGAATTCACGGGTCAGCCGGATGAGTTGCTCATGGAACTCAGGGTCAGCCGGCACTCGGTAAAAGTCCGGGGTGTTCCCGCCATGCAGGACCACAAGGTAGCCGTGCGGGGCGCCCATGATGAGGATCTGCTGCTGGATCTGGATCTGGTAATTCAGGGGGATACCGTCGCCCCACGCGTCTTTCATGAACGCGTCGGAGGACTTGATCTCCAACGGGACAACGACGTCGCCCTCCACGATTTTCCGGTCAGGTGTGGCGAGGAGCCACGGGAACTCTTCGGACTTGATCAGCCCGGGGGAGCCGGTCACTTCCAGGTGCTTCGTGTCCCGCACCCACTGGGCGATGGGCTCCTCCAGACGGTGGCCCCAGTCCTGCCGGTCCGACATTGTGTCGTCAATGGAGTCCGAGAGCTTGTCCAGGTAAACCGACAGGGGAGTGCCCCACTTGGACAGCCCAAGGACTGATGCGGAGTCGGATGCCCCAAGTCCCTGCTTCCGCATCCGCAGCCAGTGCGCGGTATCCGGTGCCGGATCAATGACCGTGTAGCTCATGCGTGGGCCTGCTCTCGGATGGTGACGCCGTGGCCGGCGAGCTGTGCGTCGGTGGGTTCGGTGAAGGGGCAGTCGCAGTAGCAGATGTCTTTCCGGCAGTCCCCGCAGCGGACACGGCCGCCGCAACAGCACTGGGTGTTCATGAGTCATCCCTCGATTGCAGGTAGCGGTCGTAGTCGTCGTCCATGCGGGCGTCGGCGTCGTGCGCGGAGCAGAGGTCGCCCTCTTCGAAGACCTCGTTATCGCAGTACTCGGCTTGCTCTAAGCGGGTGGATGCGTAGGTCTGCGCGGGGCAGTAGATGGGGTCCGCGGCGTGGGTAGCGTGACAGTTCACGTCGTGAAATCCGATACCACCGCAGGACTTGCAGATCATCACTTCCCCTCACACTCCGGGCAGCCGGTGCCGGGGCGGCAGAGGAGGTGCGTGTCGTGGTGGCGGGCCGGGGCGATGGAGAGGCCAAACCCGATGAGGAGGAGCAGGCAGGGGAGGATGGTCCAGGTCACGCCGTCACCGCTTCGGGCGCCTGGAGGGCTGCGACGTCGTCGGCGAGGGCTGCGGCGTAAGCGTCCACGTCCTCCATGGTCTGGAGCCAGTCCGAATGCTGGAACATCCCAGGCCCGGACCAGTGGGCCCAGACCTTCACATGGCATTCGTGGTGGATCCAGGATTCCTGGTCCGCGAAGACCATGGAGATCTCGAAATGAATGGACGGGTCGATCGTCTTGGCCTGTGCGAACAACGGCGCGACGCGGGTGTACGCATATTGGGCGAGCGCTAGGACGGCGTTCGGGTTATTCTGGGAGATAGTCACCATGACTCCTAATCGGTTGTGGTGGTTTGGAGGTCCGGTAGTTGTCGCTGCCGGGCCTCTGTGTTGATAGGAACAACTTATCATATTGTTCCCCAAAGTTACTAGTCTTGGGGGTGTTTTGGGGAAGAATCTTCCAGAACTTCCCACACCCCGATCGGCCGGCGGTCAATCACATACCCGGCCAGGCCACGCGCCTCCGCGTCAGCGGCCGCACCCTCGAACGTGTGGAACCCGCACGAGAGCGTCACGTCCCCGGACCGGGCCGCGTACTCCCAGCCCGCCTGCTCCACCCACCCGGAACGCTCCACAGCCTCCACAGCCGCACGGGCCTGCACATCCAGGAGCTGGTCAGGGGTGTGCGCGGCACCCTCGGAGTCGTTGATCGCCTGACGGACAGCCGGGATGAGGTCGTCGGTGGTCATGCCGCACCGAATATGTCCAGTACGCCCTGCGAGAGACGCTTAGCGATGGTTTCGCAGTGCTTCTCTTCCAGCTCCACACCCACCGCATTGCGCCCCAGAGCCTTGGCAGCAACAAGGGTTGATCCACTGCCTGAGAAAGGGTCAGCGATCACGCCGGGCGGGCACACCTTCACGAGCACGCTCATGAGTTCGATGGGCTTGGCGTGGATGTGGTCCTTTTGGTTCGGCAGCATAGAGATGATTGAGAACGTGCTGTTGTCTGCGCGGACCATGCCACGGGCGTAGATCATCTCGTGGATGTAGCGGAACGGTCCAGCGTTCATCCCGGGACGGCGCTTGTCCCACACAATCCGGTCCTCCCAGTCCCCCGGAGGCTCGGGCATCCGGGCGGAGGCGAAGAATGCCAGCGGCTTGTCACCCCACAGTTCAAGGGCGAGGTCCCGGCTTTCGGTGGACTCATCTCCGGCGATGACCGCACCCACGCGCCCACGACTGTGCACGTAGCGCCTGCCGTAGCCTCCCGCGTTCCCGTTGCCCGGGCTCAGTAGTTGGCTACCATATGGCGGGTCTGTGAGGAGTACGTCAGCATCCAGCCACTCACGGTGATCGGTCAAACTGTTGCCGTGGTAGAGCGTCACAGACTCGTCTTGGTAGTAGAGGCTCATCGGTTCACCCTCGGTTGCTTTGCCCGGTACGCCTCAACATCAGCCCACGGGATACGGATAGGGGAGGTGCGCCCGTTGGTTTTGTACGCGTTCGGGAAGTCCCCGGAGCGTGCCATCGTCCGGACCGTTTCGGGGTGCATGGACAGGAACTCGGCCACGTCCTTCACCCGTGCGTCCCCGGTCATGCCGTCACCTCCTGCGGGAGGGTTTCGCGGAGTTCCTCGGCGCGCTCAGCAGCGGCCTTGAATGAGCCAGCCGAATCCCGCAGCACGTGCGGTGCATCGATATACCAAAAACGCCTCGACGGGACCTGGACCAGGCAGCAGTCATCCTTGCACTGGTATACGTGGATCGGTTTCATGCGGTGGTCCATTCGTGAAGTGGTTTGGCTTCCATGCCCAGCGCGGCGGCGATGGTCAGCTCAAGGCGGGCGCCCCGGCTGTTATGCGAGCCCGGAAGGAACGCCACAGCGTCGGCCTGGATGACCTGACGAATCGCTGCCCGCATGTAGCCCTCCCATGAGTCGCACTCGGGATTCCGGGCAGGGTTCAGGACGTAGTGGCCAGCGGCACGGAGGTCGGCTTCCGCCGCGTGGAACGCTGGGTAGTTGTACTCGGGGAGCCCGGACATGGGGCCGGCGATGTAGAGCCTCATGCGGCCCTCCAGGTACGGCAGACCCCACCGCGGCGGCCGGGACGCTTCGATTCCACGAACCCCACCCGGCGGATCACCCCGTCTTCAGCGGCGTGCCGGAACAGCGCACCCCATTGCCCCGACGTCGATGGGTTCCGCAGCTCCGCCTTGACGGTCAGGTCGTATGCGGTGAACGGCTTGCCTTCCTTCGCCACACGCTCCAGCGCCTCGCGGGCGTCAGACTCCCACTCACAATCTTCGAGGACGGCGGCTTTCACTGCTTGCCCGTCGAGAGCTCGGCTGCGGGGAGGATGGACTCGGGCTTGAAGATGATCCGGGTGTGATAGACACTCACGTCGATGGGGGCAAGCTGCTCAACGAAGTAGGCCGTGTTGTCGCTGAGCCCAAGGAAGTCCTTGTTGTACTCGTTGTCCGCGACCTTGCAGGTCACGTCCAGCTTCTTGGAACCGGGGTCCGGGCTGACGGAGCAGCGGCCTTCGATGGTCATCAGGTACTTGTCTGTGATGCCATTGAAGAACACAATGCGGCGCTGGACTTCGAAGTTGTCCGCGGCCTTGGATAGGTTGTCCGATGCCGTCTTGGCGTCAGACTGGCAGCCGGAAAGCATGGCCGCAGATGCCAGAGCGGTTGCGATGACGGCGAACGCCTTGCGTCGGGCGCTCATTTGGTGGCCTTGGGGTTTCGGATGACGGACGGGGCGACACCCAGGAACGCGGCAGCATCGTGCAGGCGCTTGTCCGTCATCCCCCGGAACCCGGATTCGATGCGGGCAACCATGACGTGGGTCCGGTAGCCGAGGGCGGTGGCGAGTTCGGATTGGGTGACGCCGCGGGAGAGCCGGGCGGCGCGGAGGTTCTCTCCGGTGGTGGTCGGGTCGGGGTCGTTGTGGCGGGGACGTGGCCCGCGCTTCTTGATGGTTTCCATGCTGCCAACATTACGGAACATTAGGGAACTTTGCAAGAGGGAGACGGGAACAACCCCGAAATACTTCCCTAATGCCACGGATGTAGTTTTCGAACATACTTTCGAACAACCAACACCCCGCCGAATATTGGCAAGAGTTCCCCCACAAACGCCGCTTGTTTACCTGTAGTACATAGGTGATTCTTAGTGTGTGGAATACACCGAAGCACTCAAAACCATTGGCCGGCTCGTCAGGAACGGGCGGCTGGAAATGGACACTGCGCAGCAGCCGTTCGCCAGGGACGCAGGCGTGGACCTAAAGACCCTGCGGACCCTCGAAACCGGCGACCGCGCCCCACGGGACACCACTCTGATCAAGATAGAAGCCGCGCTGGGCTGGCGGCAGGGCGTCATCCGAGAAGTCCTCGACCACCATAAAATCATCCCCATAGCCTCCGTCACGCTGGACTATCTGCGCGAAGGTGCAAAGGAGGATACATGGCTGGATCTGGCGGCCGAAGAGGAGCGGAACCTCCAGCCGGTACGGAAGGCCTCGCTCCTCTCCAATGAGGAAATAATCGGCGAACTTTTGTATCGATTGCGTCACGAACAGCGGGGCATGGACGGAGATATCAGGGAGTAAACCCGCCCGCGTGACGCCCGAAAACGTATGCCGATTAAGGAACTTTGGGGAACTGCCCTTACACTCAGATATCCGGCCAGCAGGTCGGACTTTTGACTGGGGAAAAGACAACCAAACATGCGCATCACGCAAGGACTCACCACCTCACAAACCATGCACAACCGCGGCCACGTGTTCTACGGCACCACCTGCCCCACAGGCTGCGACGACGCCGCCAAATGGGCGGCCCGCAGGCTCATCACACCCCGGGCGTTCCTCACCGCACGCCGGACCTCCATCGGGCTTGATGACATGGCTGAACGTCTCGGCTGCGAGCCCAAGGACATTTGCAGTTACATCGCCTCCCTTGACCCGGATGAGTGGCTGATCATGGTCAGACTCACCGGAACCACCGGGATCTGTGATGGCCAGGGTTGAGGACAACTGGACCCGCAAGGACCGGACCCGCACAGCCCTGTACGGGAAGGGCTTGCGCTGGCGTGCCGTGTGGGTGGAGGGCGGTAAGGAACGCAAGAAGTCGTTTGCCACCAAAGACGCGGCCACCCGGCACGTCATTAACACCCAAGCCAACATCAACGACGGCACCCACCACCCCACCACCGCAGGGACCATGACTCTTGCCGCGTGGGCTGAAATATGGTTCCACGCCCAAGCCCACCAACGGGACGGCTCCCGGGAAACAATCCGCCGGCGAATGGACCGCAACATCATCCCCACACTCGGTCACCACCGGTTACGTGATCTGAACCGGGCGAATATCCAGCACGCCATCACCGTGTGGGCGGAAACTCTCGCCCCGTCCACGATCAAAACCACGTACGTCTACCTGGCCGGGATGCTCAAGGTGGCTGTGGCGGACAAGCACATCACCACCATGCCCACGGCGGGGGTGCGGCTGCCCAAGGTGGAGCGGGCCCCAGTGAGACCCATGAGTGTTGAGACCGTCCAAGCCCTGCTGGGCGCCATTGGGGGCCCGTACCGGGAGGCTGTGGTGTTTGCTGCGGCGACGGGGTTGCGGCCGTCCGAACTGTTCGGCATCACCTGGGACCGCATGGACCTGGGGGCCGGGGTTGTGGTGGTGGACCGGCAGTTGGTACGGCGCACCGCGGACGGGCCGCTGCTGGGCCCGCTGAAGACGGACTCCTCGTACAGGTCGGTGAAGTTCGGCGCGGCAACTGCGGCCATGCTCACGGCCGGGGCGCCGGGGGATCTGGTGTTCCAGAACACTGCCGGGGCCTGTTACCGGAACACGCGGGCAATGGCGTGGCAGGCCGCCCGGGAGCTCGTGCCCGCCATCGGCGACGGGTGGCATCAGCTCCGCCACCACCACGCCTCACTGCTCATTGCTGCGGGCCTGTCCCCGGTGGCGGTGGCCCACCGGCTCGGCCACAAGGATGCCACGGAGACGCTGCAGACCTACGGGCATTTGTGGGCTGACGACGATGACCGCATGGTGTCCGCCTCGGATGGGCTGCTGGTGCTGCCCTCCCTGATACCTCCCCAGGGGTGAAAGTGCCCAGTGTTGGCGGGTGTTTTCCAGAACCCGGCGTATCGGTCAACCCATCCACTTACCTAAAGTTACCAAGCCCAGCCGATCCAGGTTTAGCCCCGGATTGGCGGGGTTTTTGCTTGTCCGGACGCCGTTTTGTGGGTGGGAACTCTGTGGAATCCTTGCCAAGGACCTCTTGGGAACTTACAGTCAACTTCTTCCGTCTGCGGTGGCTGACCCTCCCTAAATCCCCCCTGAGACGACGAAACGCCGCCACCCTCCGGAGAGGATGACGGCGAACGTCGCATTTCAGTTGGGGAAGGCTACCGGTCTTATTTGTCCATTACGGCGCGGCGGTGAGGGTGTTGGCGACGAGCGTTGCCATATCGCCATAGCCGAGTGCGTTGGGGTGCGTGTTGTCCGTGGTCATGAGGCCCATGACCGGGCCCTTGTTGCCCCAGCGTGCCTGGAGGTCTGCGTAGGGTTTGCCGGTTCCCTTGTATGCGGCGTTGTACCCGTCCACCGCCGTGACCGAGTCGTGGGGGACGGCGGACATGAGCAGCACATCACCACTCGCCGCGGCTGTGGCGGCGATGGAGTTGACGGCAGCGAGGACGTTCGCAGTGGTGTCGGGCACAGCCCCATCGTTCACACCGAGGCTGATAATGGTCAGGTCCGGGGCGATACCTTTGATGAAGTTCAGGGCGCCGGGACCCGACGTGTTGTTCCACACCGTGGCTTTGGATCCGCCCACGCCAGCGCCCATAATGCGGACCTTATTAGGGTTGGCTGAGTCGGAGGACTCTACTCCCACAACAAAAACGGTTCCTGACGTGTTCGTGAACGTGATGGTGTTGGTTGATGCCGTGGCGGATGCAGTAACCACGGCGGAGCCGTAGATACCCGCTGTTGTTTCAACGGTGTTGATGGAAACTGATACCCCGCCCGTGGCTTGCGCCGTGAATACGCCAGTGCCGGAGTCGCCGAAGAAGTAGACGATATAGGTGTTGGCGACGTTGGTAGGGGTTACGGTCGCCGTCTGACCCGCCGTGGCGGACGTGATCGCGGCGTTCATTCCCGCGCCGTAAGCGGCATAACCCCAGGTGCCTAGTGACCATCGGGAATCGTCATTACCGCCGTGACCCGGTAAGCAGAACGAGTATTCCGCTGGGATACCCATCGCCGTGAGCCTTTTAGCCAACTGGGCGGGGTAGGAGTTCGGCCCGCCCTGATTCGCACTGCCCGTTGCGGTGGTGTAGCTGTCCGAATAGACTCCTGCCGTGGTGGAGTCGCCGACGCAGAGGACGCGGCAGGGGCCCTGCGCGAGTGTTGCCAGCATCCTCTTCCGCGCCCATGCGGGCAGGCCCTGCACAGTGGCGGTTGTTTTTGGGGCGTAGTTAGCGCTCCCCGAGGCGGGCGCATAAGTGGAAGATAGTGTCGCTGCCTGCGCGGTGGCTGGCAGCCGTGCGTCGGCCAAGGTCCCGGCCGTCATCAGGGACGCGTCGGTCGTTGCGGGGCCGGCAGGACCAGCCGGGCCCGCCACCGTCGATGCCGGCCCGGGGATGGGTGTGGTGGTGGTCAGGATGAACACCTGGGTGCCGGACTTGAACGCGCACTGGGTGCGGTCCACGAGGGTGAAGTCGGGGAACATGCCGTTCGCGTCCGAGATCAGCGTGGTTGTGACCGTGTTCGTGGCAACGAGGGTCAGGTTCAGCGGGGTCAAAAACCCGGTGTCGCCGATGTCGTAGACGGAGCCGGTCGCGGACTTCGCCACACTCGCGGGGTTCGTGTTGGGGTTGAACGCGGGCAGGCGCGAAAAGGCGTAGACGGTCACGGTACGGCTCCTGGGTGGCTAGGCGATGGGTGTTGAGGGCAGTATCGGCGTCACAGTGACCGGCTCGATGGCTGGTTCCGGTGCGGCGAGCGCGGCGTCCACCTTGGCGGCGGGGAACACGGTAGCGGGGGCTGGGTCATTGACGGCAGTTGCGGTGATGGATGTCTGCTTGGATGCCTCAATGGCTGCGGCAGCTTCTTCCGCGGCCTTCTGCATGGCAGCCAGTCCGGCTTCGCGGAGCGAGTCAGTCTTCAGATACGCGGCGCCGGCGAACGTGAGAATTGCCACCACGCTGTAGGCCAGCGGTGCCCAGTGGCCGAGGAAGTCAAGAGAGCCGGGGCCGAGCGCGCCAAGCAGTGTGATGAACAGGGCGATAAGCGCGGCGGCGTTGGCGCCCGCCAGTATTTTGGGTGAGATGGGGGTCTTCATGGCTGGTCCTTTACTTGGTGAGTTTGGCTGTGAGTTCAGCGAGGACGGCGACAGGCAGTTCGGCTTTCAGTCGGGCGACGAGCGCGTCCACGTCGAAAGTAGTCACGTTGGTCACGCCTGCGGGTTTTGCGTTGATGGCAACCAGTATCCCGGCGAGGTTCGCGTTCGTGCCGTCCCCGATATTCTGATTCAGGACGGCGGCCGGGACGCTTGACCGTGTGGCGTTGTGCTGGTAGTCGGTGAAGCCAACTACGGTGCCGAGGGTGGTGGGCTGCCCTGCGTCCGCGCCCGTGACTGGATCCTTATACGGGACAGGGTGACCCAGTACCGCTGCTGCGGTGTCGTTCGGGATCTCGTTCTTGATCCGCTCAAAGGCGAAGTTGACGGCCGCGATGATGTTGGCTTCCGATTCTGCGGACAAGGTGTCCTCCTGGACTGGAGTGATGGTGGCGGATTCGAAGCCGATGGATGAGTCTGCAACGACGGGGTAGCCCGCCACGTCCTCAGTCCAGCCGAGGTAAGTCAGCGGATTCCCGGCAGCGTAATAGCTAATGAGGTCATCCAGCGAGGGGTGGTGGTGTGGGGTGCTGGTGTTGGCGTCGCTGGATGAGTAGACGCTGCCATCCGGTGCGCGCAGGGCCACATGCCCAGCAGGTTCGGTAGCGAGGGAGAACCAGACCGGAACCCAACAATCCGCGGGGAAGTCCCAATCCGCGTGCTGACTGGTGGAGTTATCCCACGCCTCCGTGGCAGAGCTATACCGTGCCGGGAGGCCGTAGGCTTGGCGGACATACTGAAGGCACCAGCCCGGCGTGCAGGGGATTTCTGGGTTTGGCGTGATGACCTGGATGAACGTCATGACGTCTCCTAGCCCTTGACGGTCGAGTAGAACTGAATAATCAGGGCCACAATGACGCCAACGGCGCCGACGACGGCGAAGAACCGTTGAACTGGCGTCCACGACTGCTCACTCTGGGCGCGGCGCGCTTCCTCCGCTTCCTTGAGCGCCTTAGCAAGTGCAACCTTCTCCTTGGCTTCCGCCGCGGCGTCTTTGGAGAGGCCGAGCGTGACGTCTTCGAGCGCCTTAGTGCGGTCTTCGAGCCTGCTCACGCGGGGCACAAGCTCCATCACCTTTTCCCTGAGGTTGTCGAGCTTGCCCTCCATGCGGGCAAGCACAACAGGCACGGATTCAGCCATCCGTGGGGGCGTCTCGTCTGCCATCAGGACACTTTCGTGACGCGGATCGTGGAGCCGATGGTGACGTTCGCGGAGGGCCCCATCACAAAGGTGATGACCACGCCCGGCGCCAAGTACAGGTTCGGGATGGATACCGAC